CCATAAAACTTCTCTGTTATTGTTTCACCATTCATATCTGTCATACGCATACGAATATCAGATGGACGTTTTATCTTTAGAAACAGATTAGGGAATGAAATACATCCTTCTTCCATCTTTACCATTTCTTCACTTGTGTTAGTTATAGTTGGGTTAAAGATAACAGAACATTCTTCTGGTTCTAAAGGGTTGCCAATTGCAAATACTTTATATGGTATATCAACCTGTGTTGCAGCCATTCCTATCCCTTTACCATCAATCATAGTCTCTATGAGATTTGCTGCTAACTCTTTGGGGTCTAGTGGTGGATTGTCAAAATCAAAATCCTCCACTTCCACATCTTTGTACTTTTCTATAAATTTATCTACTGATAGTATATCATATATCATTATCTATTCCTCTATTTGACTAAAACTTTTAACTTTCTCGAACTTGATTGTCCTGTCGAACTTATCTTGTAACACATCACCTCTATGAGATATAACAAAGATATTTGTTCCATCTTTGTTTGCCTCTGCAAAAATGTTTAAGAGATAATCCATTCCCGCCACGTCAAGTGAACTGTCAAACACCTCATCAAGTATCAATAAGTTTGTATTAACACTGTTCTTTAACTTTGCAACTGACCTCCAAGCAAATAACAAACTCAAGTCTAACCTTGACTTCTCACCCTCACTGAATGAATCATATGTGAAATCATCACGGTGTCTTGACTTAATAACTTCATTGAAGTTTTCATCCAACTCAAAGTTAATAAAGAAGTCCATGCTTGCCAGATACTTGTTGATGAGTTTGTTCATCACTGGTATGTATTGTTTAATGATAGTAGTCTTAACACCATCATCCTTTAACATTTCCTGTGCAACTGCTAGTAGTGCTGCCTCCTCAACGTGTGACTTTCTCTTTGTCTCTTGCTTCTTACCTTCATTGGCAATTGCAATAAGTTCTGACTTTTCTTTCTCCAGATTGCCTGTCTGTTTTACTGCAGCCAACTGTTGTTTTAAACTTTCATAACTATTTTGCATTGCAGTAAGTTCTGCTTTCTTCGCAGCAAGTTTTTCACCACTATCATATCTTTCTGTGACAAATTCTCTAAGATATTTTTCATCTTCATGAATATAATTATACTCTGCTTCCAGTATCACTATATCTTCTTTTGCCTCATCATGTTTACACTTCAATTCCTTGATTTTATTTTTCTTAAAATCCGGTGCTATATCCTGTTCACATGTAGGACAATGTGCATTGTCTGTTAAAAACTTACCGAGTTTAAATGCTTCTGACTTAGCAGCATCAAACACCTTTAGTTTATTTTTGAACTCTGTTTGATTTGCAATCAGTTCTGTATTTAGTTTAATATAATTCTCACTATACTCCTTTGCCTTAACTGTTAGGTCTGCAATATCATTATTCAATGTTTGAATTGTTGATTCAACATCAGACAATGACTGTGTGATTTCCACCTTACGTTTATCATTGTTATTCTTAATGTCAATGATATATTGCTTGTGTACTTTAACCTTTTCTTTACACAGTTTAATCTCATACTCAAGTTCTGTTATGAACGCAAGATTTTCTTTCATGCGTTCTTTGAGCAATGAGTTCATTGCACTGAAAATAGATATGTCAAGTAAATCCTCAATGATTTCTCTACGTTCTCTTGCTGTCAACTTCATAAACGGTTTGAAGTTGGAGCCAAGTATAACAATCTGAATAAAAGAATTGTAACTCAACTTGAGTATAGATTTCTCTAGGAACTTTTGTTGATCACCTTTCTTTGCATCTTGTTCTTGTAGTTTATCATTGATGTATATCTCAAGTTTTGTGGGTTTCATACCACGAATGATCTTATACTTTCTTTTACCTATTGTAAAATAAACTTCAACCTCTAACCCCTTCTCGTTTATAGAGTTTATGAGTTTTGCCAAAGTTATCTTACGGAAAGGTTTGCCGAATAAACCAAAGCACAGTGCGTCTAACATAGTAGACTTACCCGCGCCATTGTCACCGACAATCAATGTGTTCTTTGTCTCTGTGAAATTTATTTCTGCCCACACGTTACCAGTGGATAGAATATTTCTGTATCGGAGTTTAATAAACTTTATCATTATTATTCAATTACCATATTTTGTGCTTCATTATACAATGAAGATAACAAACCTTGTAGTTTTGTTTTATCTATGTGTTTGTATTCCGCTCTCTTAACGTGACTGCTCAGTATAGTCAATGTATCTTCTAACTTGCCTATGTCAGTATCATCTTGCTTATCAAGATTACGGTGATCTTCAACAATAGTTACCTTCTCTGGATTACTATTATATACTTTGTCCATAAACTTATCAAACATGTAATTATCAGTTTTTTCCTGAACAACCACCTTAACATATTTACCATCTAAGTGTGATACATCCATCTTATTTACATATGCGATGTCATTACCTTCATCCTTATACATTATTTTATAAAACATACTGTATGGATTTTTGATAAACTCTAACTCACATGTATCTGTGTCCAGTATATGAAAACCACGTTTATCATTGTAGTCACTCCAAGTCATTTCATATGGACTACCAAGATAATGTATGTGCTTCCTCTTACTCTTATGATGAAAGTGTCCTGAACATACAAGGTCATAATCATCAAAATGATCAACCCCAAATCCACCAAGTTTAGGTGAACCACGATACATGGCAAACCCTTCTAATTCCAAATGACCAAGTGCAATCTTTGCCTTACTGTTTTTAAGGTGTTCTATTGTACTGTCATGGTTACTTGGATTAACCCAAGGCACAAATGATATTAATTTACCATCAATTTTTATATCCTGAACCTCTGGATATATCTCAATGTTTTTATAATGTGAGAAGTTAGTGGATATATTATTCACGTGGTTAGAAGAACGATAATAAGTTGAATGGTTGCCTATAATACAATGTAACTTGTAACCCTCATTCTCAATACGGTCAAACCACATTTCTTTACCTAACTTCAATATATGTGTGTTAAGAAACTTGCGTCTGTCAAATGTATCACCCATATCAATAATAGTTTTTATCTTGTTTTTTTCTAAATATGGGAAAAAAATCTCGTCATAAAACTTTTTTTGATATGCTGCAAATACAAGACTGTCATTTCTAACGCCTATGTGCTGATCTGTTATCAATCCTACTTTCATATGTCATAACCCTTTATAATAATATTCATTATATTATTCGTTCTATAAACCTTCTACTAGAAACCCGTTCCCGTCGGGGCGAATAGCAAATACCTTTAAATTAAATTTCTTTTTGTGAATGGGACGAACTAACTTCGACTATCGAGATTTGCTTGTCGTTCTTTTTCATCTTTTTTCAACTTCTTGGTTCGTTTACTTTCTTCAAAGTCGGTAATGAATTTCTCAATATGTTGTTGACTCCATTCACCAGATACAACATCATCGTTATATGATGTTTGACTATCATGTTCTTGTGTATCACTTGTCACACCAAGAACATTAGCACGCTCTGTTGCTTTATACTTGGTATATAATTGTTTCTTCTCTTTCTCAATGCGTCTAAGAAATGCAAAGTAAATTATCTGTGTGAAGTATGCAAAGGGATTCTTTGATTTCTCCGGATTAAAATTATCAATATACTGTAAACAATTCTCTATACCATCACCTATCATTTCCTGTACGAAAGGATAGTTTACAAAGTTTGGTTTAAATGAAAGGTGTGTTGCGATTTTCATAATCGACTCACCTATGTACTCTGATGGTCTTGGTCTTGGTTCGTTTGCTTCTTCTGCTTCTTTGACCTGTATGCCATACTCAACCATTGCTGCAAATAAATCTTTGTTATTTACATAATGAGGATTTTTCTTTTTGTTAGCCATGATAACTCCATAATTTTAATGTAGGGTCACTACATTGTTTGCTTTCGGGTTTGTTATTTCTTTGTCAAATTCTTCATTTGCTTCTTCATCTTGTAACATAATTTCATAATCGTTAATCACCATTGGGGATGGGTCTGTTATAGTTAAGACATGATCTGCATCTAATATAAAACTGTTCTTTGTTGTTAGAGGCATATACCTTATGGCATAGTCACGGACACCGACATCTGGATCAACGTGGTGGTGCATTACAAAAGGGTCTATCATTCGTACAAGTTTCCTCTCTCCATTTTCAATCATCTCTATCTTGGAAACTATTTCCTCACCTGTAACCAATTTTAGGTAACATATTTTTGTCATAATTTTATCCTTTTTTGGTTGTATGGAAATTTCTCTTTTATATATCTTACAATTCTTTTACCCAACCATTCCAATGTTGTGTTTGTTTTTGAATCAGGGGTTGGTCTGAAATCATCTGCTAAATCCCAAAGGGTTGCAAAATCTTTTGAATCGTGTAGCCGTAACATCCTACCAATAGATTGTAAGTTGCGAACCAAACCCTTAAAAGGAGATGCAAAGATAAGGTGATGCAAATTGTTGATACTAACACCAGTAGAAAAAGTACCGTAAGAAGCCAGAATAATAGCATTATTATGGGTTTCGGCAATCTTTCTGACTTGCTCTCTATCTTCTGCTGGTGTTTTTCCATTGATATAAAATATTGGTTTATTAGTTTTTTTCTGTAGCATCGCATAGAGTATATCCCCATGTTTCTCTATACGTTGATAGAGTATCATAACATTATTATCTAACTTAGTCGCAAGGTTGACTATGAATTCATTTCTCTTTTCATGCCCTGATATAAACTCAATCTCCTGTTGCCAATCTTTATTCTTTGCTTCCATACAGTCTGACAGTGAATGATTGAATGTCACAACATTTATTTTTATCTCACAGGCATGTCCTTGGTCAATTAACTCTCTTGTTGTTATAAATCGTTTTACTTTACCAAACAATCCTTCAACTAATAATCTATTAACATCTGTATCTTCATCATCAATCGTACCAGTGACACCGAAACGGTATGCAACGTTAGTACTCTTTTCCATAATAGACTTCAAACACTTTGCTTTATACTGGTGACATTCATCAGCAAAGATGACATCGAATTGGTTAAACCATTCTTCATCTAATTCGTGTATTGATTGCCACGTTGATATGATAATACGTGCATTGCTATTTTTTTCTTCACCTGATTTTATAATATGAACATCTTCTGTAGAACCATACTTAACAAAATCATCTCTCATTTGATATAACAATGAAAGAGTGGGAACTATCAATAATGTTTTTTCATTTATATATTTCTGTACAACATATGCCATGAATGTTTTGCCAGAACTTGTCGGGGATAATAAGGCGGCACGTTTCTTTGTAAGAAGGTATGCTATTGAATCAACCTGATAATCTCGTTCATTTATTTCTTCGGGTATGTTTAATGATTTTAAAAACTCAAGTACTTCACCAGTTGATACTTTATCAGTCTTATATAATTCTTCATCCTCACATATAACTTTATAGTTTCTATCCTTACAGAACTTTGCAAGGTAAGTTATCAGACCTATGTAAAGTTTGTTCCCTTTACGATTGAACAGTCTGATTGTTCCATCCCATTTCTTTAATCTACCGTGTCGTGGAAAGTCTTTTATTTTATAGACGAAAAAATCTGACACCTCCATGAGTATTGATTGATCCGCGTCAACCCTCATGTATGTTTCATTTATTTTACTTAATCGTATTATTCCATTATGCACTAAATTCTGTTAGTTGATACCAAGCAATCATATCCTTTATTAAGAAACTACGATTGTTGATTTGTTTTATGATTTCACTTAGAACTGCGATACTATCATCCACATAGGACATCCTATCTACCAGTTTTAAATATTCATCATCACTCCTGATATATTCAGGGATTTCATTTTTCATTAGTTTGCGTGGCCATGGTGTGCGGTTCATTCTTGTTAAGTCTCGCACATCACAATAACCACCATAATAATCATTTAACTCACGTGTTATCCTTGCCTTGTCCATGTCAAGTTTACGTTTCATTTTCTTGGCATCACCAAGCAACATCATATACTTACTATGTAGTATAGGTACATTGCCACTGGCAACTGCCAGATCAGTTCGATCAAAGGTTGCATCTTTTTTCCAATCATCAAGGATTTCTTCTATTTTTTTCATACGTCTATTCTACAGGAATAACGCACTAAAGTCAAATACTTTCGTAAGTGCTTGATTTCTATACTATTTTATACGAAACATACCTTAAAGTCAAGGTAGCTTCAAGATATTGTATCTCTGTATCACCCACATCAAAGTCAAGTGGGGTAAGGTTTGTAGGGAAACAGTCTGAAAACTTATAAGTTTTGCTAACATTCTTGTGGGATGTCAGTATTTGTAGTGCTGCATCGGAGAACACATTTTCACGTGGTCTGGATTTTGCTGATTGTTGTACATATGAAACATATTGTTGATGGTCGATTGGTGCTGATAGTCCAACCATCCATTCGTTGATTTCTTCATAGTTCCTCATGTCCTCATCGACATGGAAGGTCACACTTATTGGATCATAGGATAACTTAGAACCCGGCTCATAGTTAGAAGCACCCAATGGGGTAGGTATTGCAACCTCACCTAAAGTCATTGACGGTAAAGATACACGTTTGCAGAAGAACTCTACATTAGGTAGTCTTTTTAGGATTAAACGAAACCCTACTGGTGACAAATAGTTCTGATTATTAGGGGTTGACACTTGTTAAATATTCCTGTATAATTGTCTATGTGACATAAGAGAAGTTATATGTATTATTTAATCTTTAATACTTTCTTGATTGCTTTATAATGTAACAATTGAAAGTCTGATAATTTCTTCAAATCAAGTTCTTGATACCTATCATACATATCTTGTAGTTTTGCTTTAGGTTTAGCACTATACTCTTTAACTAATTCACCCAACGGATCAAGTTCGTTTGTATGTGATTTCTGTACTGCTGCCTTTGCCTTTTCTATTGTTTTATGCGGGTGTTCCCAATATCTTTTTGTCGTATGTTCTGGTTTAGATAGATCAGATATATGCCACCAAAGAGTATCTTTTTGTTTCCCACTTAGTTTACGATCAAATGTATTCCCACCAGATGTTATTTCATATCTACCATCTGTGGTAACATATTTATATCTTTTAGCACCCATACGTGTAGCAAACCCATCTTGTACTTTCTTCCAAGTAAGTTTATTATTTGTTGCTGCTTCGTGAAATTCTTTATACGACTTCATTATGCGTTTCTTTTATTACCTATAGCATCACCATATGCCAAAGTCATTGGCAATAAATCTTTGATTGGTAAATCAATAACAAGTACCTTAACTTTCATTTTCGGATCAACCAACATACCAGAAAGGTATCTATGATGTCCATCTATGATATATAAATCAGATGATGCAATAAAAATAGATTTACTTTCCAAGAAGCCTTTAGTAACATCTGCACCAAACTCTGCTGTACTACCAATAGACTTGTCAAAATATATTTGTTTCTGTATTGGTTTTAATTTTGATACCTGTACTTTCTTTAATAACACCTTAACCTTATCATCTGTTTTACTACCATCATCTAACCCTGCCTTTAAGAACTTTAAAGCATCTTCACCTGATAGTCCTTCTGGAAAAGGATTTGCATTACTGGTTACTGGTGCGTGGGGTGCATTAACATCAATAAAACCTGACTTAAGTTTTGCTTGTAACTTCTTGACATCTGATGTGTCAATGACAGGCATATCTTTTCTTTGTGTGTAACCAAGGTTTGCTTGCTTCTGTGCAATCTTATAGTTCTTATCAAAATTCGGGATTTCTTTTTCGAATGATTTACCACTATCCGTGAAAAGTTTTTCTGCGTGTTTAACTGCCTTTGGGTATGGAGTAGAAACAAGTTCCATTTTACCTGCACCTTCACCACCGGCTTCTGTTATATATTCTTTAAACGTTTTCATTTTCTTTTACCTTTAAGTACCTTTTCGTAAAACTTAGTTGCATCCTCTAGGTTATCATAATGTCCAGATGGATTCTTGCGATCATAATTCGCAGTTCTCCAAGCATATCTAATGCCGCCGGGAACACTACCATCATAATTACCACCACGGGCATACACCGTATATATATTACCTTCTTTGGCAAGAGCAAACCATTTCCCTGCTTTATTTTGACCTTTCTTTATAGCAGTAAAACCATTGCTCTCCGACATAAACTCTTTAAACGTTTTCATACTACTATTTATAAGCATAAAAAAACCCCTCACGAGGAGGGGTTTTAAGGTTACTGCTTGTAATTCTACGATTACATTAAATTCGAGATAGCTATAAGGCGATAATATATGTTTGCGTTTGCATATGAGATAGTTCCATCTGCTGCTGCGGTTGCGAATGGGTTTGCCACTACACCGTAACGAGTCTTGAAACCAATCTTTGGTTGGAAAGTATCTTCACCAACCGCACGTACCATTTGTAATGGAACGTAAGGGCAGTAGAAAAGACCAGCATCAAAAGATGAGGCATTACCTTTATAACCCATAGTTGCATATTGCAAACCTGTTGAAGATGAGAAGTATGGGTCTATGTATACTTTGATACGACCATTCATCACACCTGCAAAAGTGTTACCAGTGTCATCAACTTGTAAGCTGTTGTTAAGTGCTGGAGTATAATCTAATACACCTGCCATTTGAAGTGCTGACGCTACATCAGAACCACAAATCATAACGTTACCCTTACCTCTACGTGTTGATTTCGCAATCGCATTTGACTCTCTTTCAAGTTGGAAGATAAGACCTTTGAAACGTTCTACTGACCAACGACCGTTTGCGTCTGTGTCAAGGTTAAACGTACCAGCGGCTTCAACGTTATCTTGTGCACCAACTGTTGCGGTATAGTTAATTGTACGAACAATTTCTCTGTTGATTTCTGCAAGAACTTCTGCTGACAAAATGTTAGCAAGTTCTGTTTCTGCTGAAAGACCGTGAATTGCTTTAAGGTCTTGTGCAAGTTCCATTGTGTACTCTGCTTTAAGAGCACGTGAAACTGCTGTTACAGATACTTTTTCAACACTGAAACCCATTTCTGCGAAAGCATTACCTGATGAATCACCAAGTGCTTCTGCAACTGCTGTAGACATACCTTGGTGAACTGTATAACCAGTACCAGATGCACGAGCAGTAGGGTCAAATTGGTCTGTACCAACTGTTGTACCAGCAGCACCATTAACAACACCATGGAAGTTTGCTGTGTTAGCAGTTGTTGAACCAATTGCTGAGTGAGTTACGTTTGCTTCATTGAAGAACGCTTCCTTACCTGTTTGACTGTTGTAACGTGGGCGTAATGCAAAGATAAGACCTGTTGGGCCTGTCATTGGTTGTACACCACATACATCGTATGCAATAAGGTTAGGCATTGAACGTCTAACAAGTGAAATAAGTACTGGGTCGAAAATGTCGATAGCACCATCACCTGCTGTAGAAGAAGATGCACCCATTGCGTTTGTTGGTGCTGCTTCTGCTAACTCTGCGTGTGACATTTCACCAAGAAGTGAAGGCATACGGTAACCACCAAGATTGCCGTTACGAGCAGCTTCTTCTGTGTTTTCTAAAAGTGTTGCAACAACTTTTCGTTTTGCTGATTCTTTGATCTCAGGAAGTTCCCTGTGATCAAGAACTGGTTGCCACTTCTTTAATGTTGTTTCTGAAAGGATCATTTCTGTTTATCTCCTAAATTTGAAAATTAATTCAACCTTTAATATATTGTTATATAGTTATTTATAATATTTAAAAACTCAAGTTATCCAAGTGTTTTCGAAATGGCATCGACATAACGATTCATTGTTGGGTTCACTTCTTCTTCTATGATTACTGCTGATTCTTCATCAAGTGCGACACCTGAATCAGACTCATCAAGAATTTCTAACTCCACTCCATTATCATCTTCACCGAAATATGATTCTCTCAGACTTGAAAGTTTCTCTTTGTACTGTTCAACACTATCAAAATCAATGCTTTCTGCAAGTGACTTCAATTTTGCTTCCTCAGTATCAGATAGACCATCTGCTGCTTCTACGAATGCGATCTCGGTTTCAAATTCTTTTACTTTGTTAAAGTGCCCTGCTGCTGCAGCGGTTGCTTGATTTAATTCTTCTTCAAGTTCTTCGTTCTTAGCAACAAGTTCTTCAATGATGTCAATCTTATCTTCTGGAACTTCGATGTAGTTTTCATCAAATAAAGATTTAAGACCTTCAAGAACATTTTCTGCAATCTCAGCACGAATACCTTTTTCTACTGCAAGGGTGTTTTCTCCCATCCAGTTAGTTACAACGTATTCAAGATACTCATTCAATTGCTCGTCAAGAGTTTCTTCCATTTGTACTTTTGCGATTTCGAACTGTGCTTCTTGATCAATATATACTGACTCAAGAATGTCATTTACTTTAGAAACGACTGCTGCTTCGAAAATCTCAGTTGCCTTTGATTGGAATTCTTCAGAGAGATCAGAACCTTTAAAGATTGCTTTAATATCTTCTTCGACATCAACATCATCTTTAGATACTTTCTTCTTCATATCCTTTGCTTTCACATCTTCTTCATCTTCATCAGTTTCTTCTTTTTGAATTTCAAGACCCTGTTTAGACATAGATACAATCTTTTTGTACAATGATGATAATTCATTATTGTCCATAGATTTAAGTGATTTAACCATACCTGATAGCATTGATGATTTTGATGCGTTAGCATAATCAATACCTGAACCTGGCTTCATAGGTTTTGCTTCTGGGTTTCTTTTATCTGCTCTACGAGTTGGAGTTTGACCACCAACTGGGTCTGCTGTAGATGAGTTTTCACCGTCTGCTTTGAACTCAATAAGTTCTGCTTCAAGTTCTTCAACTTCTTCTGCTGACATTTCTTCATCATCTTCTTCTTCTTCATCATCTTCGTCAGACTTAGCCTTCATCACTTTAAGACCTTTTTCTTTTGCGTCCTTTACTTCTTCTGCCTCGATGAACATAATTGTTCCATCTTCTTCAACGACATAGTAGGTTTCATTTATTAACATTTGCATTAACTCCTAGAGAATTTTGTTTCTTTCGTATATTTATAAGATTAAAGTTTTGAACAAAATCTATTGAATATGTTTAATAGATTTTCTTCTGTAATTTGTCCGGATTTGAGTGATCGAACTTCTTGTCTTGCTTCCATTGCTGCACGTTCCCATAATCCATTTTCCTCATTAAACCAGAACTCCACACCTTCCATTATGCCATTAACAAATGCGTCTGGTGCTGATGGGTCAGAGACAATATCACCAGCAGTTGCTAGTTTAAAATCACTCTGTACTTCATTAACTCCGTTCTTTAATTCAAGTGAACCCATACCACGTGAACTCATACCAAACGAAAGTCCTTCATCAATAAGATTTTTCACAACCTTACCATTATTAGTATCTAAAATTTTTGCACGACCTACAAAGTTCGCACCGTCTTTTTTGATCTCTGTGAATACGTGTGATGCAAGAGGAAGATTGATGGTTGGCCCCTGTGGGTGTCCAAGTTCTCCGTATGCTCTTTTAGTATCTACCTTTTCTTTTATATATTTATTAACTTCATTTTCAAGCACAGAAACAGGGTATAGACGACCGTTGCGGTGTTTGATGTCACCCTGCATGAAGATACCTTCAACAAAGTAATTCTTTTTACCGTCTTTTTCTTCTGCTAGATATGTAACTGATTCTGCTGATTCTGTGATAAGTAACATTATAGTTGTCCTGATTGTTTGTGCATTTTAAGTATCATCGTTCCATCACCACCACCTTGAAATGATGCAGTAACATTAGATGTTAGTTGTGCATTGTCTGCTTCTAGTCTCATATTTGATGCCTGAAAGTCAAAATGTCCAACCGAATTGGCATTACCAGTATCAAATATAACGTTAGCACCTCTTAATATATGCCAGTGACCAGTGAACATAACTTCCGATACAGACATTACTGATACTGATTCACCAGATGTATTAGCACCTTCAATGTCACCTCCAGCAAAATTTAAGAGAAGTCCTTCTGATGCGTTTGAGGTATTGATTGTGACAATCCCACTACCTTTTTGTTTTATTGTTATTGGCATTATGTTATTGTAGACCTCTTATGTAATTTAACTAATAAATATCCATTCCCACCTACAAGTTCACAATGGATATTTGCTTGTAAATGTGTATCAAGTTTTTCTAATCTCAAACCGTGTGTTTGAAAATCAGCCTGAAATCCCCCATTTTGATTCCCAGTGTCCCAAATCATCTCAGTGCCACGAAAAATATGCCAATGACCAGATGCGACAAAATGTGTCATTGCCATTTCTACTACAGTCTCGCCGGGTGTATTAGCACCCAACACGCCTGGAAATGAAGCCAAATCAGTATTTAAAACCAAACCAACATCATTATTTGCCGAAAAGACAATAGAACCACCTTTTTGGTTTACTGAAATGTGAGACATTACGAAATGTCTCTAGTAATAGCACTAAGGTAATGTGCCATGACAGGATCAATTTCTTCCTGTATCTCAGGGTCTTTAGGTACGTCTGATGAACCTTGCATTACAGGTTTCTTTTCACCATTGTCTTTTCCAGCTGCCTTAGATGTGTCACGTTTCTTTGAACCATCTTTTTCATCACCTTTGACATCTGATGTTCCAGACTTGATAGGAGTTTTCTCACCATCTTCGTCCTTCGCACCATCTGCAAGATGATCATCTTGTTTATTGTTCGAATCAAATTGACCTTTTGTTCCTACTGGATGTGGGATCACTTCTTTTTTATCGGTGTGAAGTTTTTTGAAATCTTTCTCACCTTTTGAACGAGGCTCCATGTCCTCGATTTCATCTTTAGGAACAGGGGCATCTTTTAGTTCCTTTGCGGGTACACGTTGTGCATCCTCAAAGAACTCTGCTCTCTCCATTGAAAATTGTTTGAAAGATTTCATCTATTATTCTCCGGTTGAACCTAAGATTGATGAACCTATTTCAATTCTCTTAAGTTGTATGCGATCTTGTACCATTGTGTCTAAACGTTCTTTGACCATTTCTTTAAAATCAACGACACTGCCACTTTCCAATGTGTTTATAAGTGTTCCTTCTGAGAACAATGACATAAGTTTAGATGGGTCAGATGCAATCTTATCAGAAACTTTTTTAATAGTTCCACCACCAGCAAATGCCTTTGCTTCTTTGCGACCTTCTGGGGTGTCAGGGAATACCTTAACTTGATGTCCTGAACCCTTTGCTGGTTTAACAGAACCTTTCACACCAAATTTATTTTTCTTGTCGTAATCTTTCTTATCACCCTTTATGTTTGATCCAGATTTCATTACGCTCTTAACTACTAATTTTGTCATTAAAATGTCTCCAAATTTATTATTTCTTTCTCTATTTATAATATTTTAATCATCAAGATATATTTTCTGTATCTTGGTAAGATTATCAACGACCTTTTTACCAGCAGTATCATTAGAAAATCCTGATATGTCTTGACTCCAAACTGAATTTGCAGCTCTATCAGCAATACTAATAATATCTGATGGTAGAACACCAGAACCTGTTGATATTTGGTCAACCAAGTTACTTCTGTTTGTTTCTATTACAACTCTATATTGTCCAATTGGTTGTAGATAAGGTGATTGTCCTGTCTCACGTGTATATAAGTTTCCACTCACAGTAATAAATGTATTACCTTCCCATGGCTGTATTCTCCAACCATTTTCTAGGAAATATGTAACACCAACTGACTGTGTGCCTGTAATGGGGTCACCACCAATAGCAGAAATTGCTTTTGGAAATGCTGCATTATAACTGTTTGCTGTTGCCCATTCCTTCCAATCTGAATATAAATCAATCTTTACGTCTAAATCCGTAATTCCAGATTTTATAACAATTGTAGTGTTAGCACCATAGAAATCTAGCTTTGCCATATAAATTAAATACCTTAGTGTATACTATTCTCTGTTAATATACTATTTATATCAAATGACATTGTTTTTAATTCGTCTTGTCTTGGTAGTTTATTAACGAAATCCATAAGTATTTCGTTTTTAGGTAGGCACACAACTAATTGTGGTTCTAGTGTATCTTCAATGGTGTCAACGATTTTAGACCAATCATCACCATTACAATCAAATTGCCCCATTCCAACACATACCTGTTGAAATTCTATGCACTTTTTGTTCACTGATTTACAACAAACTTCTAATGCTGGTAGACTTATCTCATCCATTGGTGTATTTCTTACAATACAAAATCCAATGTATCTATTTTGACTTGGTTGAAACCATATAACATCACCTAATCTTGGTTGTTCTTCACCGTGATCAGATGCAGTAAACATATTCTCTAATGATTTCTTTGCTTCTGGAAAACAATGTTGAAATAATTCTTGTTCTTTATCCATTACATTTTCTGCATTGGTAGGACAAAGGATTATTTGAGCTCCAGAATCAATTATCAATGATTCAGTATATATACATTTCATAATTAAAGTTCCTGTTCTGTAAATGCTGTTGGTGCACACACTCCGACTTCTTCATCGAACCCACCACCTTCTTTTGTCCAATGTTCACGTAACACTATGTCAACCGGATTGTTTGGATGGATGTCCCAAGAAAATGTAAACCTATCATAACCAATTCCCATGTTGGAACTTAGTTTAGATGAAAATATTTCAACTATTGCGTTTAATTTGTTATCATTAATTTCATTATGAAGTTTTTGTTGTTTGCGGATTTCGTGTACTGCCTGACGAACTTGTTTACGTTTTGCACGTAATGCACTTTTAGTTTCTACTGGTTCGTTGAAATATCTTAACCAATATTCTATTGAATCAGTTTCAATAATACCTTTGGACATTTTTATCAAATCAGCTTCACTTATATCTTTTAACATAGTTTATCCTCTTATATAGAATTGAAGGGGTCATAATGACCCCTTCATTAACTCACTACTATTTATGCGTCGTTCAAATAGTTACGTTCCAAAGCGGCAACCGCAGAAATTGTAATACCAGTTGTTCTGGTAATGTTTGCAGTTGTCACAACGAACTGAGCAGTTTGAAGTCCTATAGCAACCAATGTAACTGGTGCGGTAGTTGCTGATGACGCAGACCCACGTTGAACGTTGTTGTCAAAGTCAAATGTAAACGCAACAGATGCTGCTGCAGCCACGTTATTTTGTATTGGATTACCATCAAAGTCATTAACAACGATTGCAGCGTCAGTACCGTAATCACGACCTTGGTTATCACCAGCATCGTCATTAGTGAAGTATAACCAGTATTTCGCATTAGTATCATTCTGCAAGTTATCATTGAATACCAATGTACCAGCAGCTGTGAATGGGAAAGAACGGTTAGTTGCACTGTGATCCTGAACAGTGGTGTTGTTGATGTCGTTTGTATCTAAATCATCAAAGTAAAGGTTGATACCCGTACCTGTAGGTGAAGCAAATGACATTAACAAGTCAGTAATATCTCCACGGAAAGTACCACCACCATAGTCGATGTCTGTTGCTTGTCTCAATTGATGTTGTGCAAATTGATATGCCTCAGCAAGACCCTGACTATTTGTAAATAATCTCCAGTTAAATCCGAATATACTTGAACCAACTGTTCTACGGAAACCTTCTGAGACTACCACAGCAGTATTCACTGATGGGTTTTCTACAAAATTAACAAGTGTATCAGTTGATACTAACACGATTGTATTCGCAAGAGGTCTTGAAAATACTGTATATGTACCAGATGGATCAACAGCAACAGGGTTAGTGTTGGATATTGTGATTAATGTTCCTTGACCAATTGATGGATTGAAAGTATCACCAGCAATTGAAATTGTAGGAGAACTTGAATAGTTAGCATTAGCAGATGTGTATCTTATATGAGTCGCACCTGAACCAGTATTAATGGTATCTTCAGTAACGTTCTTATATTGTAGATACATTCCTGATGTCAATACTCTATAAGTAACAGCAGCATCAAGAGCAGATGGCCATGATTGGTCAAATGTATTTGCAGTTACTTGTGAGTTGTTAGCAGCAACAGTCGTGATCTTATAAAGACCTTGAAGTTCTGTATTTGTTGTACCACCAGTAACCCAAAGAATATCACCCACGATTGTATTTGCAAATGTAGCACCAGAGTCAGTAAGAGTACCAAATCCACCACCAGCATCTAATATACCATCATTACCACCACCACCTGATGTATAATCAGCAGCAGTATTAGCGGTTTTATCTGCTTCACGAACATATGAATAAATTTCAAATGTAAGTGATGATTCAGATGAAGCCCAACCAGTTGAAGTGTTTTCAAAATCTCTTTGAATATCAAGTACAGTTTCCTGTACACCTGAAATTGTATAATAAGCAGCTTGTGTTCCTGATGTAATTCTTAAAGTATCACCAATAGTTACTAAACCAGTGGTTCTAAATGTAGAAAGAGTAGATGTAAAAGTTGTACCACCAATAGTCACAGCACCGTCAGTACCATTAACACCAGTAACTTGTCTAAATGTATCACGATAAGGTGTTACACCAAGAATATTAGCATCATTAAGAGTAATAGCGGCATCTGTTGTGTGAGCAAGCGGGAAACGATTAACAATTGTTTGAATTGTACTTACACCAATATCCGCAATTTCAGACTGTACATAAGTACGAGCCTTTTTACGTGCGAATAGTTTTAAGTAAGTTGTTCTATTCCAAGTCGCATCAACTGTACCATTTTGATCAGAGTCAAGATAAATTTGAATTGATTCGTTCACAGGGCCTAAGAATGTGAAGTCTGTAGGTGCTGTAGTTGGTGATTGTTGTTGGAAATAAACTTGAGTATCTGTGTCCAGACTACCCAATGTTACGATACCTGTCTTACGAGAGAAGTCATTAGCAGCAGAAACTGTGTTCTTTTCCGCCCAACCCCCTGTACGAACCTTTTTATCTGTGTAACCGTTAAACCAGTTCCAATCTATGTGAGAACCACCCCCGATTTCGAACTGCTCAGATGTAATAGATTCGTATGGTGTACCATGTCGTGCAAGATCGTCATTATAACTACCAGATAGATCAGTAACTAATGAATCAGTTCTCCATTCTTCTTTAGAGAATGAGTAAGCACACTGTAGGGTTACACCGTCAACAATGTCACCGTTACCATTACCATTAGTAGAGTTACCACCAATTTGTTCTGATGTTGAAGCACCGTTTTGGAACGCACCGACAAGAATTCGTTTATGGAAATCATGATTAGCACCAGTACCACCAGATATAGGTGTTGATGTTCCAGCAATAGCATTTGCGTATGATGTTGCTAATGAGAATGTAGATGTTGATAACCAGATAACATAATAAACTACACCATCAGAAAGACCTGTGATTGCACCAGTACCCGCTTCATACACTAAAGCATCACCAGTAGCATAACCATGTGCTGCTAATGTGATAACGTTTGCTGCTATTGAAGGTGTAAACGCACCATATGATTCTACTGTAAGTCCTGTTGTTGCTGCACCTGCTGTACCAGTATCAATATCAACTAATGTTAATGCTGATGTTGTAGGTGAAGCATCTACATAATAATGCCCTGCGTTTGCACCATTTAGGATTGCAACAACGTCACCCTCTGCGATTGTGCCAGAAAATGATGCTGCTATAGAATCTATAGTTCCTGTTGTACCAACATATGCGTTAGTGACAGTAGAACCTCTTTGTTCTCCAGTAGATAATGGGTATAATGATACTTTTTGTGAATCAGTACCGAATACGACACTATATCTGCTAAGTAAATCTGGATCAGTTATTACTGCCATTTGGTATTCCTCTATATTTAAGTTGAAACTTTCTTCTTCTATTTATAATTATTACGGATTCAAATAATTTCTATCGTTTGATTGTTGAATAGGTATTGTCTGATTTTCTATAGCTAATTCGAAACTTACGAAACGAACATCTTCAAAATCTAGGTTGTAAATATTAATATCCACAATAACACCCGCAACAGCATTATATGAATATGAGAATGTTCCTGTAAACTCTGTATTAAATGTTGCTAATGTACCTGTACCACCTGTATGTGAAACAGGGTTTGTTGGATCAATAGAATAACCAGCACCAGTATTGTCAATAGATACTCCAGTTATTGCACCACCACCATCAACCGAATCAACATTAAGTACTGCAGCGGTAGAGAAAGTTCCACCAGTTAATGTAAGTTTATCATTTACTGTATATCCAGATCCAGCACTTACTATAACAACTGTTGTTAATATAGATGTTGTGGATTCTGTTTCTGCTAATGGAAAATCACCAGTTGTATCAGCACTACTTACAGGCACTACAAGAACGTTTGAGTCTGTTCGTATACCAGTTATTGTTAATGTAACAGAGTTTTGTACTGTTGTTGAAGCACCAGTACCATTACGAATATCGGTATCAACAGCAAGACCAGTACCAGAATCTGTAATATTAAGTACAATCGCTTGTCCTGTATTATTATATACCGCTTTATCACTATCAACTGTTGTACTATAACCCGTAAAGCCATTACCCTTAACTGTATGTGTTGCGATAGTAGGTGATACGAGTTCAACCGCATGACCGTCAGAAAATTGAAATGAACTGAATACAATATCATTGAAGTTGTTTGATGTAAGAAATGCTTGGTTGTCACCAGTGTTTGCATTAATGATAGAGCAACTAGTAAAATCTGAAATGTTTACAATGTTTGCCGAACGACAGTCAATGAATAGATTTGATATAGAAGATACTGCAACGTCATCAAGTTCGAGATCAGCACCATGCTGAAACGAACAACCATAAAGACCAAGTGAGGTTGTATTTGCACTATCAAAATCTAAGAACCAACGAGTAGCATCAGAAGCAGCAGAAACAACAAGACCTTGTGCACCAGTTGCAGTATCACCTGTTCCTGTTTTTGCACCCCATGTTAGATTCATTGTTCCTGTTGTGCCACAGTTAGCAGTAAACCCATAAAGGTTTGCTGATGCAAATTCTTGGTTGTCCCAAAGAATAACTCGGTTTGTATCTGTAAATCCGTGAGTCACTGTATCATTGTTACCAAACTGCACGGGCCCTGATAAAGTGATAGAACCACCAGCACCAAAACGTGCCACTGGACTTTCGGCAGTTGTCATTTGGGTAACAACATCAGAAAAATTCCAATCAGTTGTGCCGCCATTCTGACCTTCGACAACGATTGCTGGCCTACCATATGGTAAACGATACATTGCATCGATCCATGTATTATCTACCATTCGAGGCATAACACCACCAGTTATAGCAGCAAAACCTACACGTTGAATTGCGGTTACTGCTGGTGTTGTACCATTAGTCCAACCATTTGTGACTGCTGCGGCACGTGCATCATGTGTATCAACAACAAAAAGTGTCCAACCACCAGAAAAGGATGCTGGCCAGTTATCAGAACCCGCAACATATACCTCAAACCAATCTGTTACTGTGGCTCCTGTAAATCTAACACGAAATCCACCTGCCGCCTTTGTTGCAAGTAGACCCACAATACCACAGTTCACTAAAAGATAGAATACATTACCAGTAAAATCTTGAGGTGAAGCAAAGTTATAAAGAAGTCCATCAATAGATGATGTAACATATTGTCCTACAGAAGCAGTACCTTCAAAGAAGATTTCTGTATCTTGTGCACCAGCAGCCCCACCTGATAGGTCAACAAAACCAGTAACCACATCTGCTGTGGTAACTAATACTCGGTTTTCAATAATTCTATTAGCCATGTAGTCTATCCCACATAGTTACTGCGTATACTGTTTGACTAAACATCTCATCATTAGTGTCATTTGGTATATAAACTTCTTGATAAGTTTCACCATTTGGGAAAAATTCGGATGGATCTAAATGAGTATTATTTGGGCCAAAAACATATATGGCATCAGTTGGATGCACAAAATCTTGTAATGGTATTTTAGTTCCTTTAAAATAAAATGATATGAATGGTGTTAGACATATCACTGGCATTGTTGCTGCCTCTGGAACATCAGAAATAGTTTGGACATGTGGTTGTCCAGAGCACACTGTACCAGTACATTCATGTGTACTTTCCATAATATAGATTTTATCTGATTGAAAATTAGAAAGTATATATTCCCATTGTTTTTCATCAGTAGCATTAGCATTATGTATAACTATTATTATCATCTACACCAACTCCGTATACGTATATGTCGCACGATCATCCCAAACGTGTATTGTATTTGCTGAACCATTTGCCCACAATATTGATATTGGGTTTAATGTTTCGTCTATCTGTTTTATTCTCCAAACAGATGCGGCAGTATTACCCGCGGAAGGAGTTCTCTCTCCAATGTATACTACTGAATTGTTTGCTTGGTCGACAAGTTTATCGTATTT